GCTTCAAGGTTTAACGTGGCAACCTGATTCAGGGTGTTCATCGTGTTACGCGCGACATCTGTCCCGGCATCTTTTTCAAGGCGCTTTTGAATGGCTTTGATGCTGCGGTCATCACGTCCCATAAACCCTGACATGGCAGCGTTTGTCGAAAGGGCAACGTCCAAGTTGCGCAAACGTTTGTTGTGCATTTCCAAGCCTTGAAGCTTGGCGTTTTCAGCTTGTGACTTTGACTGCGCTGCCGCACCACGAGCTTCATCACGCGCGCTCGACATGCCTTGGATGGTCTGGTAGCCGTAAAGTGCAATGAGGAATGGGTCCATTAGAGTGTCAACTCCATAACCAGTCCGTTAAGCATCAACGACATGGGCGCAGACTGTGAGACAGTCACAACCGGGTCACGGTCAAAGCCGAGAACAAAGAACTCCTTCTTGCCCGATATGGCTGTCCGGGCTGTGCTGAAGTCATCGTTGACGTTGCGGATAATGAGATCGGTGCCATCAACCGATACAGAAAGAGTGTCCTCAAGGTCCAATATCACAGAGGCAATCCGGCGTGTCTTGCCTGTCAGTGGGCCATTTGAAATGGTGCCATCTACAGGCAGGGTCTTCATCTCTGGCACAAAGGCATAACCTATATATGCAGAGCTTGCGGTGTTGTTTATCGCAGACACATCCACGTTACCTGACGCCACAGTAAACTCACCCAGATAGTCGGTGCTACTCACAACCTTGACTGTTGCGCCATTGGCAAAATTAGCACTGACATCGAACACACCTGACGAGCCGGAATACAGATCGCAGTAATCCATAGGCATAGAAGCCTGAAACTCTTCAATGTAGAATTTACTGGTGCCGGAACCATTGTCGCGCACGACAGCGCTGAACATCCGGTTGCCGACAGAAGCAACAGAATGGAAGCTGCCGGTTGTTGTCCAAAGCATCCAGCCCTGCCGCTTGTCAGCACGCATCGAATAGAAGATAGCCAGGTTGCCATCTGCCCCTGTGAAGAAGGCAAACGTTTCCGGTTTATCCATTGCGCCCTTGGCAACAGTCTGCTGCCACGGGTTTGTAACCAGATGTGATGACAAGACAGATATGTCTGTCGAGACATATGCGCCTTCTTGATCGCTGAAGATATATTCCCTTACTGCGTTGCCTGATTTCTGCACATAGAGAGTGGCACCGTCGAATGGTTCCGGCCTTACAAAGGACGCACCGAATGGTGTCTGACGACGCACTTGAGCAGTAGCTGGAGTGACAGGCGTAGTGGCAAAAGCCGGTATATAAAACTCCGCTTCACTGGCAAAGATCTGCAAATCACGGTTTGAAACCAGATGACGAATCTGGTCAAAAGTACCAACAGCCGCAGACACATCGATTGCGTCATCATCCTCACCATTCCCTACATCGAAGTTGAAGAAACGGTTGCTCTTGGAAGCCCAGAGGTGTGATGGCTGTGCTTGTGTCCCAGCAAACCACAAGCGCCCTTCATGGAAGGTCACAGCAGATGGGTAGCCACGCAGCGTACAGTATGATTGCTCTGCCCACTCAGTTGTTGCTGCACCGGTCTGGATGCGTGGGGAGCCACCACCTACCAAGGTAGCTGTTGCCGAAGCCCCTGCTGTTATTTCGTAGGTGTTCTCATCAAGGACAGCAGCAACCGTTCTACTGCCATTGATGTTCGACGAAGCGATGCCTCCAACGCCCGCAGCCCGATCAATAGTGATCGAAGCACTTGGCGCAAGGCCATGTCCAGCATGAGTAACAAGTACGCGGTCGCTACCTTCCACAGTTTCCAAAGCGTCAATAGCAAGCTGTTGACGAAGGGTGCCTTTGATAGTTGCTGTAACCTGTGTGGCACTTGTGTATCCAGTAATATCCACATCTGTTTCGCCAATAAGAAGCGTTGTTCCGACATGACTGCTCTCAAAGTAATCGGCACTGGTTGTCAGTGTTACGCCAGAGCCTGTGGTTGCTGATGCCGCAATCGTTACGCCCACATCTTGGAAGCTGTGATATGGCTGGAACGTGCGATTGGAATCCGTTGATGTTTCAAACGCAAAGGTTTCCACTTGGAATGTGGTTAGCCCCGTGCGTACCAACTTACGGATCATAAAAGTTGTGTGGCAGATGAACATCACATCCCCTGCTTGCGCAAAGGTCAGTTCACCACACTTGGGTTGAGTCCACGGCAGGGACGCTGCCGCTGTGTCCTGTGTCACGTTCTGTATGTGAGTAACACTACCGTCAGGAAGCAGACGCCAGATGTCTATCTCACCAGCATGAAACGCACACAGATACTTTTCATCATCTGAAAAGATAAAAGGCTCCAGTCTAAACTGGATACCTGTGGCTGATGCCGAGTAGGTTACATCGCTCTCATCCCACACCTTGAGTCCTGCACGTTTCTCAAGGCCACCTTCAGAGCGGATATAAAAATTGCGCAGCCTCTGCGCTGCGCGATTGTAAACCTGAGAGTCAGTGCGCGATCTTAGGTTGGGACTAACTTCTCCGTAATCGAAGCTAGTCAGTGGAACCCTGATGCGCGCCATCAACTCAGCCTTTCAGTCTTGAACCTATTCGTAACCATCTTCCGGGTTGTCTGCTGCTGAGAATCAAGAGTGCGCGCTTTAGCCATGAAGCTTGTGGCCTTATCGTCCATCATCTTCATCAGGCCATCGTCGCGTGCGATTGCAGCAGCGAAGATACTGGCAAGCTGATATTCCACAGCCAGTGTAAAATAAGACGGCCATGTATTCTCTTCCGCACGGAAGGTGAAGTCGGCCACAACTTGATCTGCCTCACTGGTATCGGCGTATGCCTTGTCACCATAGACAGTGTATTCAACAACCAGATCATTGACCGTCATGGCGTGAAGCATGAGCATGTCGCTAGGCAACTGATACGCACGATCAAAGCGCCCCGTGGGCGCATCAGACAGCAGGTTCAGTACCTTCTGGTTGGTTGCAAACCGCCACCTCGACATGCACAGGGATGAGCGTGCGACATCCTCATACATGTTGTTGGCAACAGTTGCCTCTGTACTTGTGTCATCAAACGACGAAATCGGGTTCGCGCCAATCAAGGTCAAGGCACGAGCCGCGATATCAACCGCTGAGTTTGCTGCACTAGAAGCCATTCACTGGGATGGGGGCGGGAAGGGAGAATACCCGCCCCCAAGCTCCTTAGTCGGTGTCGGTTACGGTGATAGCCGTACCGTCAGCAATATCAACTACCGAACCAGTGTTCGACAGTACAAGCGATACGCTGAGAGTCGGTGCATCGCTATCCAGTACAAAGATGACGTCGCCAACATTGAGCATGGTAGCTGCGTCATTGAAGTAACCGGAAACACGAACCGCTGTCATGGCGTCAGTGGAATCATAGAACCACATGCTATGACCGCCACCGCCTGTCATGCGAGTCAGACCAGATGCAGAATAAGCCATTTATCAGTCCTCCTCTTAGTTGTTGTCCAAGACTTCGTAGACGCCGTTACTATCAATAACGAGTGCGCCCATCGACATCATGGAAGTGGTGAGGTGCGATACCTTCTCAGGGATATAGTTGACCTCGGTCTGAACGTCCGAGTTAACCCCGATACCAACAGCGTTCTGGTGGTAGGCAATGTTCTTGCCTGCCGTGATCGCAGAGGTTGAGAAAATGTTGAAGCCCAGGAAATTCTTCATGGTCATGCCACCTGCATAAGGCAGGCTCTGCTCACCAACATAATCCGACGATGCGAATTCGTTGATCAGGAACAGATCAGCAAAACCCTTCGGGTGCATCGCAAGATAGCGTTGGCCGTCTTCCGGTACATCATTCGTTCCAAAGGTTTCAAAGAGGCTGAGAAGGTCGGCCTTCTCAATTGCCGAGCTAGTATCATGGATCTGCGTGCCGTTAGCACCAGCGTCCATAGCGGCATAGATAAGCTCGTCAGTCTTACGACCAAGGGCAGCAGCAGAAGAGGTTGCTACAGCCTGACGCTCATCAATGTTGGTCTTTAGCTCATCGAGTTTATCGACATACTCGGCTGCGTAGTAGTCAGCCATCGATGCCTCGACGTTGGTATGCACAAGCTCCATCGGAGTAACAGAGCCGTTGCGGCTTTTGGTAGAAGCAGAACCAGTACCGATCTTCTGGAAACGAACTACGTTCCCGCTCACTTGCTGGTTGCGAATGGTGTTCTTCAGTTTGGAACCCATGCGCTGGTAAGCCATGTGAACTTCGGACTCGAACTGCTTAATGAATGCGACATCAATCGTGTTCGCCATTTTGACAGTCCTTCTTAGTTTATAGTTTTTACCAGTGACCGGTTGTCCGCTTCGCGCATCGTCTGGTTATCCTTGCGGGCCATTAGTTAGACGCGGGCCTGTCGTCGTCCTCCTCGAATGACACTTCTATGTGGGAAGCACAACGCACAAATCTTAATACGGCAAACCCGTTGATGACTGTGGGAGTCACAGCAAAATGGAAGTCGAGTCTGTCGAGCCATTTGATGGTGCGTGAGTGGTCCAGTGGCACCACGTTCTCAAGGATGTCCCACTGCATTTGCAAGGTGTCGAGAATGTCTTTGACGCATTTGTGGAAGTTAAGTGCGTGGTCCTCGACCAGTGTGCTGCCCAGCATCCAGACTGAACCCACAGAGGTTTCACCGGATGTATCGATAGGGACAACACCGCCCATGGCAATAGGTGTCTTGCCAAGCATGATTGAGTATGTGGTAGCACCCTCGACAGTCAAAGGGTAATGAAGCGCGCGCCACGGAGTAGCGCCGTGTATTAAACATTCACGCAAATCTGTGATGCGCAAATGATGTTGCAGCTTACCGGCGTGGGTTGCCGTAGCGCGCTTTACTGTGATGTCGCCGTATCTATCTTTGATAGATTTTGCTGAAGCCATCTTCAACCTGCCTCACAAACCCGGCGTCACGGCTTCCTTGTTTCCAGTAGCGTTCATCCATCATCATAGATCTAAGTTCGTCTTCAGACAGTTGACTGGATGCTTCAACGTTCCCGGCAACAGGTGTTGTGTTGATGGCAGACATAATCTTTTCCAAGACTTCGATACCTTGTGCAGTTTCGCCAAGACGCTCGACTGCTTCATATTGCTGGTCATCAAAGAATTGATTGGCCCAGAGCTTTACAGCCTCAATACGAGCGTCAGCATTCTCTCCCAGTTTCGTGTGTTCGGCTTCCAAGTCAGGCATGCCAGCATTAAGTGCATCGACGTAGTTCTGCACACCAGCTTCAAATTTCTCCTGACCAAAGCCATTGTCGAAAGCAAACTGCGCCCACCAGTTCAGAAGCTCATCTCCAACAGCAGCCTCCTCATCGATGGTGTCTGGTATCTGGTAATCGCCTACAGTCGCGGGGCGATCCTGCCACTGTTCTTGGTGCAACTCTTCTTTGATCGTGGCGCGCAACTCATCGCTGTTTTTGCCAAGTTTCGTTTCAAGGTGAGAGTAAGATGATACAAGATCCTCTGGCGTCTTAAATTTCTCGGGAAGCCATTCGGGTCGATCAACAGGTGCTTCAGTTGTTTCAACAACCTCCACATTATCCGTCGCTTCGTTCATCTGTCTTTATCCTTTCGGCATGTTTGATACGGCGCTCAATGAGGCCCACTAGATAACGCTGACCCTCAAGGTGTCTGAGTTCAGCATCGCTGACGTTCCCACCAGTAACTGCTTCAATGGTGATAGAACGCAGATAGCGCAAAACTTCCTTGCCTGTTGGTGACATAAACAAAGAAGAGATGTTGAGTGAAACTTGGTGATCTAGGTCTTCGTTACGAACGAAACCATCAAGTCGGACCTTGCTCGGCATTTTGTTGGACTCCCTGCATCTGTGCCATGGCTTGCATGATCTGTTCACGCTCTGATGCATCTCTGATCAGATTGTCCGGCACTCCAAACTTCTTAGCCAGGAACGTTGCGGCCTCTTCGGATGACACCAGAAGATTGACCATTTGCGGACCAAACCGGCCCCCAACCATTTCAAGGAAACGGTCAATCGATGCGATGTCCTGATTAGCCTGTGCCTGCGCAAGAGGTGAGATGGAACGAACCTTTACTTCGCGTCCGTTCAAAGTAGGCACCTCAATGCGGCCCTGCTTCTTGAGTATGTAAACAACACGCTGCAACACAGGCTGGATAAACTCAGCCTGCAATCTGCCAAACGCAGAGCCAATCCGGCGAGACAGATC